GGGGGCTTGAGCCCACAAGAGACGAACCTCATCCCGGTCCGTATTTGCGACTGTGATCCTCGCGCTTATCCAACACACACTACTGCGTTCTAAACATTCAGTGTTTCCTGTCTTATCTTGAGTACCTAATACGATTATTACTTTGAGCCCGTAATACAATTACTGTAGCGGCAGCTTCTTAAACCGTTTGCCATTAGCTGCAGCATCTTTAGCGTAATCGATTAGCCAGCGACTAGTTCCCTTATCTGAAGGTCCTCCCTCACGACGAGTTGCTACATCAAACAAATCGCCTCCTGAGTCGTCAACAGATTCGACAAATAGTTCTAATCGTTCCCAAGACTTGGGGTAAATGTTCATTACAGTAGAGACTAATTCTCTAATGCGTGGATAGCCAGGCCTAACTTGAGAAAGTACTTCCATTGTTCTCCAGAAATCTGCAGTCCATGGAGGAAGACTTTTACCCGTTCCAGCGTCGCTTATCAAAAGTGATTTAATGTTAGTCATCAACCTAGCTTGCGTTTCGGCGTCGAACCGCCTCTCACGGCCCAAGAGTGAACGAGTCAATCTCGGGACGTTACCGAAGCTGTTGTCCGGGTCGATCTGCGGGTACTTTTGAAGGAAAGGTCCGACATCATGTCTAATGATGGGGTCCTCGCCCGGTCGGTTGAGCATTACCTTCGCCTGTGTAATATCGGCGATGTACGACTTCATAGGGCTGATAACCATGCCTATATCGATAGCTCTCGGAATGAGAGTCTTCTCAAGGAATAGCTCACAGTTTGCCTTTGTGTCGTCCCACATACAGAAACCGTCGTCCGATAGCACCATATAATCGGTGATCGGAGCAGACTCTTCCTCAATGAGTAACTCAATGAAACCTGCGTGAATGACTGAACCTATCCACTGCGTAATTGGTGTACCTGAATACAATCCAGGACGCATCTTTAGGCTGTGGAATGGCCCAATCTTCAACATAGTACCGGTCGCTAAGTCAGTGATGAGATGGCGCATTATGTTTCGATTCTCCGTAGAGTTTGACAAGAATCTCGACTCGTCGTATGCTTGCAAAACTGCATTGAGCAGCTGCGGGCTTACAGTTGTGTCGAAAGCCTTGAAATCCTCGTGTAGAGTAGTCTCAACGCTCGCCATGCCCTGTGATGCTCTATTGAACATCTTCTCCAAAGAGAACCAGGCTATGTGAGGGTACTGGCCATCACCAAGACCTCGAGTAAGATCGTAGTTTAGCTTAGCACCCGCTAGTTTATCTAACATTCCCACGGCGTGTACAGGACGGTCAGGCGTACGCCCAAACATCGTGTAATAGCCACGAGTGTAATCATCCCTATCACGGTTAAGCTCACCACCGCCAGCTATCTCTCGCAAGTACGGTAAGAGTCTAGGTATATACTTAGCCTCCCACTGCTCTTTAACGAGTGATTGCCACTTCGGGTCACCGCTATTCGTGCCAGATGTCAATTGGCTCATCCATATTTGCCAGTCCTCTACAGTGGTGACTTGAGACTTGCTCATTGAGTCAGCCATCTGGTTGAGAACCTTAACCATCGCTTGAACAAGCGCAGGTGTAATCGCTTCGTTGTAGGTCGTCGTATACTGAGAAGACTCAGCGTACGGGATCAACTTCTTAGCGAAGTCCTGTGCTATCATCTCGCCTCTAGGTATCATTATCTTATCGATTTCTGACTCCCAGTGCGCTGCGATAGTCGGGGGTGCAAATTTGATTGCCTTCTTCGACTGTTGTATAAGCTGTAGCCTCTTAGAGGCGTTACCTTTGACAACATGGCCAAGTGTGGTCCAGAACTCATCGTTTGAGCCTTCGTGAAGGCGCTTCTGAGTACGGTACAATTGACCTTTCTGCTCGGGTGGAACGAGATCATCTCGTAAGATGGTCGCTCCCTTTTGAATAAGTGTTTGTGTCAGCTTAGAGTTTGCGATTCGGCGTTCGTAAGTATCCAACTCACTCTGTCGATTCACAGTATCTCCGTTCTTGCCGTCATCTTTCGATGACATGATCACCCATACCTCCTACTTTTACACATAGAGTAGGATATACCAGTTTTCAACACCAGACCTAATTTGGAATAATACACGTGCTTTAATCTCCTGACGTTAGAGGGTCGTTTCCGATTCGGTCCATGACTGCTTGGAGATCTGCATCTCTGTAGCCTTCGTGGTCTTCTCGGACACGAGCCATTGCATCCTTCGCACTCTCATCAGGTACACCGTCACTATCTAGCGTCGGTCTAACCATAATGAAAGCAGGGGATGTGTTTTCATCATCTGCTAATAAGAACCCGGCTATAGGTTCACCACTATCCGTTTCGTACGGAAAATCAAAATTTGGAATGTCTGCCTCATCTTTAGTGCTTTCGTCGCCATCCTTGGCTTCTTCAGCAAGCTGAGTCATGTCCTCCGGAGCATCCTCGTCGTCGAGGTTGACTTCTTTGGGTTCGGGAGTGTCCTCCGTCTTCTCGACCTCTTGCTCGAGATCTACAGCCTCAGGCTCCTCTTCAGGTTCCTGTTCCTCTGCTTCCATGAGTTCTTCCTCTTCTTCGTCCATTTGCTCTTTATCAGTTTCGAGTTCTTCGGTAGTTTCATCAACGTCGTATGTCTCTGGGTCAGCTTCTCCTTCTTGCTCTTCTAAAACTTCACCCTGAGGTTCGGACGTTTCCAATTCTTCCGGATCAAGAACTCGGAATTCTAAATTGTCCGGGCGTGTGCCTTCCACTTCGAATGCGAACACTGCGAAGTTTCCGTCACCAGGGATCACGATTCTCTTTCGAGTAACGAGACCTTCTTTCCCGAACTTGTGGGCAAGTGGTATGGGTGCGTACTCACTTTGTCCAACAGTTGAGATGTCCTCTTCAATTTCTGCCACTGTTTCTGACATATTGTTACCTTCCTAAAGTTGTAGGGGATTGCAAGTGTGGTTAAGTAAAGCCCAAATTAGTGTCATTGTCGCGCTTCCCAGCGGACTATAATTGGGAAATATAATAGGTTTATAAGAGCAAGAAGG